GGACATAGAATCTTATATGACCAATCATGCTGACAAAATTTATAATGTTATTACAGAGAATGAGTTTTTTGATGCGTGGAGGGATAATAAGTATGTCATCTTTGATGAGGCAGGTTTAAAGAGAGATGCAGTTGGAACTCCAGATTCAGGTGCAGATTTAATTCTTAGGATGATAAACTCCATGAGCTTTCCATTACATATGGCTCATTTAGAAGATAAAGGCAACTGCTATTTTAGAGCTGAGGTTGTTATAGCCACTAGTAATAGAACCTTCTTTGATTGGAAGAGTTTGTATTGTAGTGAGGCTTACACTCGGAGGTTTAAAGTATGCATGTTGCAGTCAGTTAAGAAAGAATTTTGCATCGATGGAAAAGACTGCCCTCATGATCCTTGGAAGAGGAGGGTTGACTTAGGTAAGGCTAAATATATGGAGTATGAAGGAGAGACTATGTTCGATACTAGTATCTATGAATTCTTTCCGTATGATTGCCTTAATGGCCAAGTCATTGGCTCGTCAATATCATATGATGAATTAGTAGAACTTTGTGTTGTTAAATACAGGGAGACGCGAAGATCATCTAAAATATTGTTGAATCATCATGAGGTGGCTAAAAGGATAGCTCTTAAGAAAAGAAGAGACGAAGAGGAGAGGATCCGTGATGCTAATGCTGAAGTTATTAAGGCAGCTATAGTTAAGGACATCGAATCTAATTATCAAATTGTACCTATGAAAGTGGAACCTGATGTTGAATCAGAGGCTTCTTTCAATACAGCTGATGATGCTGTAGAAGGCATAGCTCTTGTTGCTCAAACGGCATATGAAGAGTATGATAAGTCTTATCTTGAACTTGAGGGTCTATTCTGTAAACGTTATGGTGTGAGCCCAAATCGGGTCAAGTGGTATAATAGATTTAAATCTAAAATAGCATGGCCCGACGCCCATGATGTGACAGTCCTTGATAAAGTCAATTGGTTCTGGGTTAATGTAATACTACCTGGGATGTGTGATGCTGCTAATGCGGCATTGGATGTTATTGAATCTATTAAGGAATGGTGTTCCAAACATAAAATTGTTGTTTGGGCTCTTGGAATCGTTTCCACGGCCATTGTTATATGGTCGGCTATAAAGGACGATTTTGAGACACAATCCGGCTCTACTGTTATGAAAGCTAATAAGAAACCCACTAGACATATGAGGGCCCCTAAGAGGAAAACCTTCAACGCGGAGGGTTCTCTTATAACTAAGACCACTGATGATGTTATTAGACTTTTTGTTATGCATAATTGTTATACGATGCGTAACAAGGTAACGCGTAAGTGTTACGGTCAAATTACGTTCTTGGGTGGTCTTACTGGCATCACTTGTTACCATGTTGGGTGTGCCATCATGGATGATGCCGAAGAGGATCCTAGCACTCTAGTGGAGTTCCTATCACAGGGGACTAAGGATAGAGGTTTCACAATTAAAGCCACAGATCTTTCTAGAGGCATTTGTCGGGTAGGTCCTGACGAAAGCCTTTTAGATGATCCAAAAGGTGGTGATTGGTGTGAGGTCACTTTGCCTGATGATTATACTGGTAATCACAAGTTAGTGATTGATCATATAGTGAGTGAAAAGAACCCAATATTATCGGGCAAATTTTCAGCCTCATTCTTGAGACATTTACAACCAGGTAGTGACTTACCTGGTTATGGTCTCATCCCCATTGAGTGTCAGCCATCTGGGTCGTTTGACTTCAAGTTCAACATTTATGGTGTTGATGGGAAAGTCATTGATTCGGAGCCCTTTCACTCCCCACAGTCCTACCAATATAGATTACACACATATGCAGGTGAAAGTGGTAGTCCTATTTTTATTACAGATGAAAGAAGTTCACAGGCTTTCCTTGTTGGCTTCCATATTGCAGGTTCTGCAAGTGGTAGCCGTGCTGTAGAGAAAGTGGGTAGGTGTGCTCCAGTTTTTAAGGAGTGGTTTGAATATCTCAGACCAAAGGTTTCTAAACCACCTATTGAAACTATTGCACTACCACCTGTAGAAGAGTTTTTGTCTGAAAATGGACTTAATCCGCAATATATACTTTATCCTAATGATATGCCTATGAGCAAGAAACCTGTTTCTAGTCAGATCATAAGGAGCCCACTCTATGGTACCTTCGGTGAGCCGAAGAAGCGTCCAGCTCTTTTGAAGCGAATCGAGAGGGACGGTGTTACCATAGATCCTTGGTACAATGCGCGATCCAAGTACTGTAAAACAACCGGTGCTTGGGATGTTAAATTGTTGTCCAAGGCGAGGGATGTATATATTAATTCTATAATGAAAGTGTCTGTGGCAAATCCTTGGCCTCATCCGAGAATCTTCGATTTTGAGACTGCTATAAAAGGGATACCCGGTATTTACGAAGGTATCCCAAGAGGCACGTCTGCTGGTTACCCCTGGTCTTTGTATGTAAAGAAGAAGGGTAAGAAGGATTTCTTTGGTGATGGAGACGAGTATGATTTTTCATCTGAAGCGTGTCAAAAGCTTAAAGAGAAAGTCTTTGCCTGTATTGACGAAATGTTGGAAGGTGAGCGTCTTAGTGAGACGTTCTTCGACGATTTTCTGAAAGATGAGCGAAGACTTTATGAAAAAGTCATGCAGGGTCTTACCAGGCTTATATCTGGGTGCCCCCTACACTTGTTTGTGTTAGTAAGGATGTACTTTGGCGATTTCGTTTTATGGTATCAAAGAAATATGATAGTAAACGGATCGGCTGTGGGTATTAATCCTTACTCAAATGAGTGGGAGACCTTGTACAGGTATTTAACTTCTATAAGCGGAGATGTGCCAATGTCTGAAATTAAAGGTGTTTTCGGAGATTTTTCTGCGTATGATGGTACGCTTGCTCCTGCCCTCGTTCTCAAGACATTAGATGTTGCCGAGGCTTATTATTATAATTCTGCTCCCAAGGAGCGTCTTATAAGACGGATCCTTTTTGAGGAATTTATTATGTCTAAGCATATTATTAACATTGATGGCAAATCCTACGCTTATAGTTGGCTTGGTGCCAATCCCTCCGGTAATCCTCTTACAACTATTATCAATACTGTTTCCAACAACATCTCTTGTAGATATTGCATCTATGATGTTGTTTTGCAACCTTATGGTGGTGCATATCAATATGATGGTAACCAACCTTTAGATTGTTTGTTTATTGAATCTCATTTTAGGATGAGTGGATTTGGCGATGATAATGTTCTTGTGTTCGATGATCAGCTCCCTCAAGTTAACCAGACGACTTTGTCTGATGCTTTTGAGAGGGTTAATATGAAGTATACTGATGAGGATAAAACCGGAAGTCAATATGGTTACAAGGGTTTTGATAAAGGATCATACCTCAAACGAGGTTTTAGATTTGATTTATCCTTTAAGAAACTCTGTGCTAACCTTAGTATTGACACAATTGAAGATATGGTGAACTGGCAGAAGAAAACAGCTCCAATTGATAACATGGAAACTGTAGTTCGTCGTGCTACATTAGAACTATCGCTCCATGGAAAGGAGGTTTTCGAAGCTAAGTTCCCCATTTTAGCCAGGGCCTCTATTGAAAAACTGGGGTATTACCCCCCAGAGGCGACCTGGGAAAATGCATTTATTGCAGCTTCCCAGCTCGAGGCCTACCAAAAATAAGTAGTATAGGAGTCCTATACTTGTACCCTAATATCGGGGAGTCCCCGATTGTAATCTAATTAATGAATATGAATATGTACACTAACAATTTTAAAATCGAGGCTTTGGCAGGTCTAAAGGGTTCGGAATCTATCATTCTGAATGAACGAACTTTCGCCACAGGGAGTGAAACCCTGTTAACAAACACTAGCCTGGAAATGGAAACTGGTTTCCCGCTAGATAACGTTACAGAATTTGAGCCACAAACTGGTGAAGCATCGGCTAATACAAGCGGTGCTGATTGTTGTACTGCTGTCACAACAACTTTTGCTTCCGATGCTTCGGAAGTTACTGAGACTTATAGTAGTGTTCAGACGCACGATGTGCGTGATCACTCTATGCCCTCAATAGCCGAATTTATGGCTAAACCATATCTTGTTGCTAATGGTACGGGATCATCTACGGGTTGGAAGACTTCGCAAACGGCTGGAACTGAAATAACTTCCTTTCGTATTGCTGATTATATCCAATCAGGGGTGACAACTTACTTTAGTAACAAGTTGCAAGGTTTCAACCTTGTAAGAGCCACCGCCGTTGTTAGACTTAGTATCAATGCCAGTCCATTTCATCAAGGTAAGTTACTCCTGCACTTCCTTCCTTTAGAGAAGGATTTTGCGGCATGTGATGCTAGTTATGTTTTGATGCATAACGCTAATTTAGTCACTAGGAGACAGCAACCTTGTGTTGAGTTGGACTGCAGAGATACAATGGCCATCCTCAAGATTCCTTATATCGCACCTTCTTATTGGTATGATATTAAGAGAGATCAGTTTGGGTGGGGTAAGGTCTATCTAGCAGTTCTATCAGCTTTAAACGTTGGTAGCTCTGGGGAGGCAAATGTCGACTACAGCATGTGGCTCTCTTTTGAAGATGTTGAGCTTTCGGCGCCGTTGGCACCCCAGTCTGGTTCTGGAGCTTCTTATAGGAAGCCTAAGGCCAAGAGAGGGTTTTCCTCCACCACATCAAAGGAGGCGGACGATATGTCGTCTGGCCCTATAAGTAAGGCGCTAGCTTTAACATCTAAGGCGGCTGATTCGGCATCCGCAGTTCCAATCTTAGCTCCTATTATGAAACCAGTCAGTTGGGCAACCAACATAATGAGTGGATTAGCAGGGGTTTTTGGTTGGTCTAAGCCGGATCATATTGAGAGCTCTATGGTGGTTAGTAGGCAGTACAACAAATTTTCCGCGACAAGTGACGGAGTTGATAACTCCATCCCTGTCACATTGTTGGCCGAGAACCGCCTTAAAGTTATCGATAATTTATCACCCGTGGAACAGGATGAGATGTCATGGAACTATCTAAAGAAAGTTTCTACTTGGATTAGCTCCTACACATGGAATGATACAGATGTGGCTGGAACCGCTTTATCCGTAGCCTGGCAAATTTATCCAGGCTTTATGTACAAAGCTGGTACCACGACTCATACTGCACATACAGCCAATTGGAGAACTGGACCACCTATTTATTATATAAGTAGGAATTTCCAGTTCTGGAGAGGCTCCATTGAAATGACAATTAAATTTGCTAAGACCGAGTTTCACTCCGGTCGTTTGCAAATTACTTTCACCCCTTACACAGGTGGTTCATTTACATCTCCTACACTTTCTACAAGTATGATGTCTTTAAGAACTATAGTGGATTTGAGAGAATCCAATGAAGTTACTTTAAAGCTACCATGGCTTGTTCAAGAGGAGTATTTACCATATAATGTTCCTAGTGGGCAGTTGGATATCTTGGTTCTTAATGAACTAAGGCATCCTGAGACTGCAGCTAGCTCAGTGGAAATGCTCTTTTATGTCTGTGGAGGAGATGATTTGGAACTTGCTGTACCTTCGCAAATTTCATCAACACCTTATGCATTTGTCCCCCAATCAGGCTGTGAGCCTGTTGTGCAGGAGGTTATAGGGGGCAGTTCCGATAAAAGTCAGGGTGTGTATTCTGCCGAAGAGTGTATTGGTGAGATGTTTACTAGCATCAAGCAATTGCTCAATAGGTTTACACAAACTTACTTTTCTACTGGTTTACCTGTTACTACAGGTAATCAGTTCGGAATATTTCCCTATTGGACTGCGGCTCTTTATGTAACCGCAGGGGGAACGTTGACAGGCCCCAATGTCGGGGGAGACGCATTCAATCTCTATAATTCCATGTATGTGTTTTATAGAGGTGGCGCTAGAGTTCAGCTCCAATGGATTGGAGCTGGACAGGCTAATGTGTCTTTGTGTCCGGCTCGATTGGTGCCTGGTACAACGAAAGTTATGGACAGCATCGCTATAACTAATGCGTCAACAGTGAGTTTGGATTGGCGTGGAAATGGTAATGTCCAACCCATTTGTGGTGTTGCACCACAAGAAAATGGTGTTGGGGTTATCTCTCTTAGAATCCCTTATCAAGGGAAGTATAGAGCCACACTTTCAACAACTCAGTTTGACACAGATGTTGTCAATAACAATCCTACTACGCCTTACTCCTATGCAACCATAGGAGCGTTGGGCAGTCAGCCCTTTAATTCGGGCTATACCGTCTATCGGAGTTTCACTGATGACTTCCAATTAAGTTATTTTATTGGTTGTCCACCAGTGTTTATCTCCTACGCGTAGTAGTTATCCGTCGAGGACGGAACCGTGAGGAACAGCGGTATATTGCCCACTAGAGACTTAAGTTTTTAAGGAATCACCTAGTGGGTGGTTCCAGAATTTTATTAATCTCTAGTATTTGTAAATCCTACAAAATTATCTATTAGTATTTCTATTTGAGAGCTTGAGTTTGTCTTGACTTATCCACAGTCTACCCTGTTGAGCCCCAAATATACAGTGATTTTATCACTCAGCTCTAGGTAAGTAGGCGTGGGAGAAACGACGAACGGAGATTAAGCTCCCGAAGATTCTTTTAGTTAAACCG